ACGTACTCGCGGCTGCATCCTAACACGAATCGCTCTGAGTCCGGCGCCTATTCCACTCAACGCCATATCTCATGCTCGGCTCTGGTCGACCGCTGCCGGAAGCGAACGCTATCCCATCGAAGGAATCGGTGCGGCCACCGGGAAGCCGATCGTCCATGTGGTGCCACAGGTGGATACCGTCTCAACGGTGCCACGAACTTGCTCGACAAGCCGCCTGATCAACCCCAGCCCATGCCGCTTGCTCTCAGCTTGAGGCTCAAATCCGATGCCATCGTCTGCGATGATCATCGTCGCGTCAGCACTTCCTTTTGCGTGGGCGAGCGTCACGCTGATTGTGCCGATCTCATCGGGAAACGCGTGCTCGTAGCTGTTGGTAACCAGTTCTGTGACAACGATGCCCAGGGCCGTGATAACGTCGAGATCCAAGATGATCTCAGCGCCGTTGCAGATCAATGAGATGTTTGGTCTTCCATCCTGAATCTCTGCTAGATTCAGCGTTAGAGACTGGACATAGCCGCAAAACTCCATCGTCCGCGTCATCTCTGTGCCGAGCAACTGGTCATAGACCTGTGCTAGTGTTGACACCCTGCGCGCAATGGCTCTGAGGCCGCGCTGCCCTTCTTCATCGATCGTCTGGTCAATCTGCATGGCCAGCATGCCGTAAACCAGTTGAAGGTTGTTGCGCACGCGATGCTGCAACTCCTGAGCCAGCACATTTTTCTGATCCAGTAACCTGTCTTTGTCCCTCATCAATACATGCATATGCGAGATCGTGGCTTCCAGAACGAGGGTGCGTTCAGAAGTAGAAACGGCTTCTGCCAACACATTTGCGAAACCGGTCAGGAAGGCTACGTCGTGCTCATCAAAATCGCGCTGTATCTCACTATCGATTTCGAGGACGCCGTAGGGGTGGTTGCTACTGCCCTTGATGATCACGTCTATGGTCGAGACTATGCCGTGCTCGGCATAAAAGGGAGGTAACGCGAATTCATGTTCTTCCCGTATGTCGCCACAGATGGAAGGCTCCGCAGTCATAAACGCCCGTCCTTGCGGCGAGCTCATATCGGCTCGCGAGACGACGTGCCCCACCACGCCATCGTCCCAGCCGACCCCGGCTTCGATCAGCAGATCATTTTCAGCTTTCCGGTACCGGGAAACCTTAGCGAAATTTACGTTTAATCCCTGCGCGCAGACGCGTGCGGCCTCGGTGAGAACAGCCAGCAGATCGGATTGGCGAAGGGCAAAGCTACCAAAGCTGGCAAGAGCAACCTGCTGGCGAAGCAGCTTACGTACATATTCGGCAGTATCGCTCATGATGCCACGGTGCTCGCCAGCGTCGCAGCCGGCGGGAGGATACGAAATCCGAGCGGAAAGGGCGGCGCTGCGGTTCCTGTCGAAACAAGCGAGGAAACCAGCTCCAAGGCGCGCAGGAGATCTATCGCTCGGTACGGTTTGGAGAGGGAGGCATGCCCGTCCGCCGCGGTCAGCACCTGGTCCGACAGGTTGCCGCTGGCATAGAGTATTCCTAGCCCAGCATGCGGGGCGAGCCGGGCAACGATCTCCGTTCCTAATCCCCCATCCGCAAGGCGCAGGTCGAGCAAAGCCAGATCAGGCCCGCAAGTGCCGGCCAGTTCGACCGCTTCCGGGACGGTGCGGGCAATTCCGCACACGTCATAACCGGCTTCCAGCAGGAAGGCCTCTGCCATATCGGCTATCATAAGATCATCTTCTGCGATCAAAATCCTGGGCATCGACGATCTTCTCCGTGTTACGCTGAAAACAGGCGGAGTCAAAACGTGCCAACCGCGTAAAAGACCATGGATTATGATAGTTAATATTTTTAGGAGCAAAATCCATTGATATTGCCTATCCGGCCCGCAGCGGGAATAAATCACGTCTTATATCTCCAGATTATAATATGCAGATCTATGGAGGAGGTCGATTTTTTCAGGCGGGTTCTTGAACAGCCCCTTTGGCCGCTCGCCAATAGCGCGCGTTCTGAGTGCACGGTCTATTCACGCTCGAAGCTCGAGCTTCGCCGCCGTGGTGTAGCCGCCACGATCGTCCAGATGATGGCTCACCTCCGACACGAGCCAGCGCTGCGCATCGATATCGGCCTTGAACCCGTCGGCGGTGGCAGGCTGTTCGGGGAATAGATCCGCGCGGCCTAAGGCGAGGGTTAGGTTCAGGCTGCGCGGTGCACGGCCGGCGCGCTTTGCCTCGGCTGCTACGGCACGCTTCGCCTCGGCTTCGCTGGCATAGACGCGGGAGAGCTTGCGCTCGGCGCCATCGCCGCTGCCGGCGCTCACCTGCTTTTTCCGCGCCCCTTTGCGGTCGTGCCATTCGGCGACCACCTTGCCGGCGGCTTCGCGCTTCTCGACGCTGTAGCTGTGGCGGTCTCCATCGCGGCGGCGGATCTTGACGCTTGGCAAGGCCAAGCCGGTGGCGGTGATGCCGGCGCCGATGGGCGCGAAGATCAGCCATCCGCGCTTGATCGTGGCGACCGCGTCGTGCTCGCGGCCGAGGCGGCGTAGCAGGGCAATGTCGCTCTCGCGCTGCTGCGATGCCGCCTTGACCGCGATCGATGCGAGGGCGGGCGCGCAGCGCGCCTGCAGCTTGTGCCGGCCGGCTATGGTGGTGACGATCGCGCCGAGATTGGTGTCGTGCCAGCTCTGCTCGCGCCTGGTGGTGAGGGCGCTAGCGAAGTCCGCGGCGCTGGCCTTGATGCTGATGGTATCGGGCGGGCCGCTATGCTCCACCGTGTCGACGGTGAAGCGGCCCTTGTCGACCAGGCCGATCGCCACGCCGTCGCCGGCCTTCCATCCGATCTCGACGGTCAGCACGGCGCCTTCGGGCGGAAGCGCCATCCGGCCATCACTATCGTCGAGCACCAGGTCGAGCTGGTCGGCGTCGCCGCCGCGCTTTTCAGTGATGCTCAGGCTGATCAGGCGCGGCCGGATCTTCGGCGATAGATCCTCGCCGTTCAGTGTGATGCGGAAGTCGGCGGTGGGCGTCATGCAGCGATGTCCGGCGCTTCGAGCAGGTCGATCCCGAAATCGATCTGGCGCGGCTGGCCGTTCGGCAGGAAGTGGCGGTGCCGTTCGTCGATCGCGGTGATGACGAAGTCGCCGAGCACATTGCCCAGGCCGTCGACCAACGGCCAATCCTCACCCTCGGCGGCCATTTCGATCAACTGATCGAGCGAGACGCGGCCGGCCGCCAGCTCGATATGCGCGCTGCCGGATAGCGTGACAGTCTCCAGATCCGCGCCAGTGAACTGGATGGCATCCTTGGCACCGACGCGGCCGTTGGTCGCGAAGCGCCAGGCGCGTTTGCGCTGCAGCTCGTCATAGGCGAGCGTGTCGATCGCGAAGACGAACATGCCGAGGCTCAAGAGCTTCACAGATCGTCGCCATCGGGCCGATCGGCCATGGAGGTGCGGCGGCCAGCGCCGGCACCGGAGCGCAGCAGCTGCTCCAGCTCGGCGCGCACGGCGCGCGCGAGATCCCGACCGGACTGGCCTGGCTGCTGCTGGATCACGATCGCGCCGGCGGCGATCGTCACCATGGCGGCGGGCGCGGCGCTGGGGCGCGCTGCCGCCGGGCTGGCGTTGGCGGCACCTACCGCGAGCGCCGCGGTGCCGGTTGCGACGGCATTGGCGAGGCGGGCCGTGAGGTCGTCGATCCGGTCGACAGGGCGATCCTGATCGCGGGCGAGGCCCTGGTCGAGGCCCTGCATCATGAACCCGCCGAACGACGCGAACACGCGGGACGGGGAGTGGATGCCGAGCTTGCTCTTGAACCAGTTGGCGGCCGAGGACGCGGCGCCGACGATCGTATCCTTGAGCTGCCCAAGCATGCCGGCGATGCCGGTGATGATGCCGCGCACGATATCGCCGCCCGCCGTCACCATCCGCTGCCCCAGCGGCCCCCGCATCCACGCGAGCAGCGCCATGAAGCCCTGGATCATCAGCCCTTGCGGCGTGAAGTTGAGCAGCACGCGGCCGACGAACTGGATCGCGGACCAGGTCGCGGATTTGATCCCTTCCCACAGCCCCGCAAACCACCCGCTGATCGCGCCCCAATTGGTGTAGATCGCATAGACGGCAGCGCCGAGCGCCACGACGCCGAGCACGACACCGCCGACGATGCCGATCAGCGGCAGCATGCCCACGCCGAGCAAGGTCGCCGTGGCGGACAGCGCCGCGAACGGGGCGACCAGGCCGGCAATCAGGATGGCGCCGCCGCCCAGCACCAGGAACAGCGCGGCAAAGGCAGCAGCGCCGATGGCCAGCGAGCGCGCCAGCACGGGATTGGCGGTCGTCCATTTGATCACGCGATCGGTGAAGGCGTTCGCCCGCTCGAGCACGGCGTTGACGGTGGGCAGCAGCTTGGCGCCCAGCGTTATGGCGAGCGTGGTGCCGCTCACGTGCAGGCGCTTGGTCTGCTCGGCCGAATCCTTCATGCGCTCGGCGAAGTCGCGGTCGGTGGTGCCGCCGGCAGACAGCGCCTCCGCGCGGATCCGGCGATATTCCTCCATGTTGGCGATCAGCGGGCGCAGGCCCTGCTGCACCTGGGCATCTTCGAACAGATTCCCCAGCTTCGACATGTCGCCCCCCAGCGTCTTGTTGGTCAGCTCGGCGATGGCCTCCAGCGGCGTCCTGCCCTCGGCATAGAGCTTTTTCAGCGCGTTCGGCAGGTTGACGCCCATCTTGTCGAACGCGCGCACCGTCGCGGGCGAGCTGATCTTCTGCAGGACGTTCGCCACGTTGGTCGCGGCGGTGGCGGCGTCGCCGGCACCCTTGCGCGCGATCTGGAGCGCGGCGGACAGATCCGCGACGGCGCCGACGCCCTTCTGCCCCAGCGCCTGATAGCCGGCGCTGAGCGTGGGGAAATACTGCGCCATGTCCTTCATCTCAAAGGCGCCGGCCTTGCCCGCCTGCGCCATCACGTCGATCGCGCGGCCGGTCTGCTCGATCGGGACCTTGAGGTTGTCGAGATTGGCGAAGCTGGCGGCGGCGAGATCGGAAATCTCGGCCTTGTAGGCGGTGGCGGCGCGGCCGATCGGCGCGATCATCTGCACCGCCTTGGTGGGATCGAGGCCGAAGCCGCTCAACACGTCGACACCCTGCTGCAGGCTCTCGGGCAGCTGGTTGGCGGCGCGGGCTGCGACGAGCAGGCCATCGCCCATTTTCGCCGCCGCTGCGCGAGTGAGGTCCGCCTTCTGGGCGATATCCGTCATGCCCGATTCGAACTGCTGCGCGGCGACGACGGCGCCGACCAGCGGCGTGCCGAGCGCGCGGCCGGTCTCGATCGCGGAAAAGCCGCTCGCGGCCATGCCGGCGGCGGTGCCCTGCACGGCGCCGAAGCGCTCGCGCGCGGCGGACACGCGGCGGGCGCGGTCGCTCGACTGCTGGAGCCGCCGGGTCTGTTCCTGCAACTGGTCGTTGGTGCGCGAGATCGCCTGGCGCAGGTCGCGCTCGTGCTGCACGAGTCCGCCGGCACCGAGTCCGGCTTCCCGCATACGATCCCGCAGGCGCTGCAGCTCGGCGTTCTGGCCCTCGGCTTGCGTTTTCAGCGCCGCAGCCGCGCGCTTGGCGGCTTCGAAGTCGCGCGCCAGCTTGCGCGAAGGGTTGTCGGCGGCCTGCATCTGGCGGGCCAGCTCGGCGACGCGGGTGCGGGCGCTGGCCAGCTGCTGTTCGGTGCCGCGCAGGTCGTTCTTGAGCGTGCGGAACGACGCCAGATCGGCCTGGGCACGGTTGAGCTTCGCGAGCTGGTCGCGGGTCTGCTGCAGCGAGCGGGCGGCGCGGCCCGAGCCGCTGGCGATATCGCGCAGCGGCCGGGATACTCTGTCGCCGGCTTCGAGCAGCATGCGGATGCGCAGATTGCGGTCCATGGGATCAGTCCTCGATGCCGTTCATGGCTTTCAGCCGGTCGATCGCGCGGGTGTGCCAGCCCATCAGCTCGGCGAGGCCCATCTCGTCCATGACGGGCGGCGGCCAGTGAAAGACCGCCGCCACGTCCGCCATCACGTCATCTACGCTTCGTGGGAGACCGGCTTCGCCGCCTTCGGCAGCAAAAAATCGATCACCTCGGTCCCGAACTGCAGCATGTCGTTGGGCGCCATCGCGGCTGCGAACTGCTTGTGGATGACCGGGCTCGTGACACGCGGCGCCAGCGTTTCCAGCGAGGCGACGTCGAGTTGGATCAGGCTCTGCAGGGCGAGGCCGCGCAGCTCGCCCGAGCCGGGCTTGCGAACGGTGATGAGGGTGCCGGCGGCGATCACCTCCTCGCCGCCGATGATGATCGGATCGTCGAGCGTGAACGTGGTGGTTACGGCAGGAGCGGACATCGGTTAGCCTTTCGAACGGTGGGGAAGGGGCGGGGGCGGATCAGGAGATCGCCGCGGTGATTTCGGCCAGGCGATCGACACCGCCGACGCGCAGCACGCCCGCGAGCACATCGATCTCGATCTCTTCGACGCCGTTCCACTCGAGCCGGTAGTAGGAGACTGCGAACTTGGCCTTGAACTCACCGCCCTCGCCGATCTTCTGCTCGCCCATGTCGAGTTCCTCGTAGCGCCCGCGCACGGTGATCTCGATCGCGTCGACGGCGCCGGTGCCCTCGTCCTGATAGGCGCCGACGAAGCGGAGGAAGGTGCCGGCGATGCCCGGCTTGGCATATTGCCGCAGGATATCGCGATCGGGGCCGGCGATGGTGTATTCCATCTCCATCGCCTCGGCGCCCTGATCGAGCTTTACGGTGCCGTCCATGCCGGCACCGCGATAGTCTTCGAGCTTGCGCGCCAGCTTCGGCGGGGTGACGGAGATGGCGAGGCCCAGATAGCTCTGGCCTTCGCTGAACAGGTTCATATTCTTGAGCTTGCGGGGGAGGGCCACAGGTCAGCCTTTCGATTTTGAGGTGCGGGAGAGCGGCGGCGATCAGGCGGCAACAGCCGCCGCGAAGTCGGCGAAGTAGCTGTCGGTGATCCGCTGATTGAGGCCGAGGTTTTCCAGCGGCGGGACCGGCGTATAATCGTAATCGATCAGCAGCTTGCCGGCCTTGAGCTGATCGACCGGGTTGCGCGTCGCATCGAACCACGCCTTGCCGCCGAGGATCTGGCCGGCCAGCTTCATGGCGCGCAGCTCGCCGTTGATCGTCTCGACGATGTCCTTGGCCAGGCTGGGGCGCAGCGGCTTGTCGATCGCCCACATCATGCCGCCCCCGATCGTATCGAGCAGCACCTGGGCGGTGCGCGTCGCGCTCTCGAAGGCGAACAGCGGATCGTCCGAGGTGGTGCGCGAACCCCAGACCCGGAAGCCGCCGCCCGCGCGCACCAGTGCGCAGACCTGGGCGGCGTTGAGCAGGTTCGCCTCGCAGCCGGAGTCCTGAATATCGAACTGGATATCCTTGGTGACGCCGATCACGCCGTCGACGGGAACGTTGCTGATCGTCTTGTGCCAGCCCTGTTCCAGATCGATGCGGGCGCGCAGGCCGAGCGTGCGGGCCACGCCGTAGCTGACCACCGTGTCGCCGGTGGTCGCGTCGGCCGCGTAGAAATCGGGATAGACGAGCATCAGCTCGCGCGCGGCGAAGTTGGCGCGGTAGGCGATGGCCGCGCTGGTGTCGCCGCCGCCGGCCGCCGCATAGACCATCGCGCGCAGCTTCTTCGCCACCACGACCAGCGCGGCGGTGACGGCCTGGGTATCGAGGCCGGGGCATCCGAGGATGCGGGGCTTCACGCCGAGCTGGGCCTCGGCGGCGAGTAGCGCCTGCATGCCGGTCTTGATGCCCTGGGCGGTAGTGGTGCCGATGACGTTGGCCGCCAGCTCGCCGGCATTGGCGCCTTCGGCAACGCGGACGATCACGATCGGGCAGCGTACCTGATCGGCGATGGCGCGCAGCGCGCCGGGCAGGGTGCCGGTGGCGCCGGCATCGCCGATCGCCGCCTCGGGATCGGTGACCAGCACCGCCTTGTTGAGCGGGAAGGCGTCCGCCTTGGCCGCCGGGGCGGTGACTACCATGCCAATCACCGCCGTCGCGGCGGCGACCAGGCTGCGCGTGCCGGTGTTGACTTCGGTGATGCTGATTCCGTGCGAAAAGGCCATGGGCTGCGCTCCTATGCGGTGACGGTGAGGCCGCCGCGCGAGGCGAGCGGCACGGTGATGCGGGTGCGCTGGGCGGCGCGGGGCTGATCGGTGCGGGTTCCTTCGACGATCACGGTCGCCTTGCCGGGCTCGGGCTGCTCCAGAGCGACGCGGGTCACCCGGATCCGCGGCTCCCAGCGCTTGAGCGCCAGCGCCGTCGCGGCGAAGATCCGGATGCGGCTGGCGGCGTTGGCGGGCTGATCGACCAGCTCGGGCAGCAGCGAGCCGAAATCGCGGCGGCCGACGCGGGTGCCGATCGGCGTCGAGAGGATGCGCCCGACCGACTGCGCCAGGTGCGCATCGCCTTCGAGCGGCTTGCCGGTGGCGGCTTCCATGCCCCTCATTGCGGCGCCCCGGATACGCCGGTGCCGGGCTGGACAGCCAAATGCTTGTGGCTCTTGAGGCTCTTGCCCGCGGCGAGCACGTCTTCGGTGCTGGTGATCTTGTCCGTGGCGTCCAGCTTGCCGTTGAGCGTGACGTCTGCGTTGAGGGTGAGGCCGCCGGGGGCGGTAATCTCGGCCGAGCCGCCTTCGCCGATTGCGATGGTGAGCTTGTGCCCGGCGGGGTCGTAGGTGATCCGGGTGCCATCGGGGAAGTCGATCAGGCACGTCGCGTCGTTGGCCGGCGCAGGGTGGGCGTCGCAGAAGAGCGCGCCCAGGATGATGCCGGCTTCGATATCGCCTTCGGGGCAGAACAGCAGCACCTGCTCGCCGATACTTGGCGGCGCCCAGATCCGCACGGCGCCCGCGCGCGGTGCGGCGAAGGGAATGTCGCCGGTGACGATCTCACCGACGCGGACGCGCACCGTGCTCTCGGCCAGATCGAGGCTTTCGATCGTGCCGAGGCGCATCAGGTTGCCGATCAGGCGGCGGGGATCGTTGAGGTCGCTCACGGTGCAGGACTGTGCCGCCGGCACCGCAAACGCGCGCGGGTCTGGCCTTGTGAACACCCCGTTTCACAAGGGGCGGCTATTTCCCTTCGGTGGGCGCCGGCTCCTGCGGCGGCGCATTGGTGATGGCGCCGGCCGCGATCTTCACCTCGACGCCGCGCGCCACGTCGGCAATGCGCGCCTCGGTCGCCGCCGCATCATATTTGCCCTTGGTAGTGAGGCAGGCGTTGACGTCGCGGGTGTGGGTGATGCCGGCATGTTCAAAGGTGACGTTGGCGGTACTGCCGGTGACGCTGTTGATCGTGATCTTCATGAGGGTTCCTTTCCTGCTCAAATGCCCACCGCGCGCCAGTCGATGCCGTCGATCTGATTGATCGAGGTCGAGGCCGCCGTGTACTGGACCATCAGCGTGCAGCCGTCCGTCGAGCGGGAGACGCGCTGGATGGTGATGTCGTAGCGATTGTTGCCGAAGCTATTCACGCCCGTCGCCGAGATGTTGATGCTGTCGGCGTTGGTGAATGCGGTGGGGAAGGGGATGAACACCTGCCCCTCGCTGAACGGCCCCACCGCCGTGCCCCATTGCTCGATCACGCCGTTCGGGCGCCGCTCCCAATAGCCATTGCCATTGGCGCCGAAGCGCGAACCGTCGTTGAGCAGCGCGAAGTCCGACGCCTGACGTCCGTCGAGCAGATCGGCGTCGAGGCCGGACCCTGCGCCGTCGTTCGACACGCGCCAGACGTCGGCGATCTGCGCATCGAACACGACAGCGCCGAGATCGAGGTTGTCGACGGTCGCTTTCAGCCTGGCGCCGTTCCAACCGACATGGATGACGTTGGTCAACTGGCCGATGCCGGTGCCCTGGCGCACCGGCCAGAATCCGAGGCGGCCGATCACGTCGGAATAATAGGTGCCGTCGCGACCATCGAGCAGGTCGGCATCCAGTCCGGAGCCGGCGCCATCGTTGCCGGCATGCCATGCCGTACCTCCGCTGATCATCACAGCGCCCGCGGGAGTGATCTGAACCACGTTGTTGTTGCCGGCGCCGAGCGAGAGGCTTCCAGTACCATTGACCGGGCGCAGATACGCGTTGGTGCCGTCGTGCTGAAGCAGCAGCAGTCCATTGTTCAGAGTCAGGATGGAACCCGTGAATGCAGGCGAGTTGATGAGATCGCGGCCACGGAGCAGATCGGCGTCCAGGCCGGAGCCGGCGCCGTCGTTGCCGCCGTGCCACAGTGCGTTGCCCTGCTTCGTGGCCGAGACCGAATTGATTTCGAAGTTGTCGAGCGGGCCTCCACCTTCAACGGCCATCATTAGGTTGCGGAAGCCGGCGGCATTCGGCCGGAGGAGGTAGCCCCAAGGGAAGTCCCGGCGGGTAAGGATGATGTCGCCGGCCGTGACGAACAGCTGCGGCACCGCAAGATTGCCTGTCATCGTGTCGCCGGCCCTGTTCAGGGGCGTATAGCCCAGGCGCGCCGTGATGTTCGTATAGTAGCCGCTGTCCTGACCATCGAGCATGTCGGCGTCGAGCCCGGAGCCGGCGCCGTCGTTGCTCGCGTCCCAGACGCGCGCGCCCTGGCGAAACAGGCCCGAGCTTGCGATCGAGGCGATGATGTTGCCGCCGACCTTGAGCAGCCAGGTATTCGCGGTCCGATCATATTCGATCCGATCGACGCCGCCGGCATCATCGCCGAACACCAGTGCAGGGTTGCCATCCGCAGCGTCCAGATAGAACTGTGCGTCACGTCGGATCGGCCCGGTGAAGGTGTCTCCGGCGCGGTTCGCCGGCACATAGCCGAGCCGTGCCGCGATGTTGGCGTAATAGCTGCCCTGTTGGCCATCGAGCAGATCCGCGTCCAGGCCAGAGCCCGCGCCGTCGTTACTCGCGCGCCAGATGTCGCTGCCCCAGCCCGACAGGCGCGCCGAAAGCGCGAAGCTGAGCCCCTTGGGCGTGACGGCGCGGCGATCGTCGGTGCCGGCGCTCGTCTCGGCGTCGGTCGCCAGCTCGGCGACACCGGCGGTTTCCGTCGTGGCCGGCGGGTTGAGGAAGTCCGTGGCGCCGAAGGTCAGGCTGGTCGCCGCGATATCCGCGAAGCGCACATCGAGCGCGAGCAGCAGCATCGCCTGCGCCGATTTCTCGACCAGCACGTCTGCCTGTCCATAGGCTGCGAACAGGGTGCCATCGGAGAGGTAGAGCGCGATCGAGCGCACGGCATAGATGGCGTTCGATTCGTCGCGGACGGTGACGTGGATCGTATCGGCCGCCACCGCATCCCCGGCGATCGTGGCGATGCGCTTGATCTCGCCGGGCAGGGCGGTGGTGGCGGCGCCGGGCGTGGTCGCGGTGGCGGACACGCCGACCGAGGCTACCCGGACGGCGTTGGTGCCATCCTTGGCGGCGTTGACGATCGCGGCACGGCCGGCATTGGTGACGGCGAGGGTTAGGGCGGTGGTCATCGGTCGGGCTCCGATCAGGCGGCGAGCGTCAGGCGG